TCGTTTGTTTTTTTGTTCCATGTTTTTTTTATAAAAGATTAAAAATAGAATCGGCAAGTAATGCCAATATAATACAAATTGTTACGGTGATTGTGTCTTTAGTTGACTGGTTCATTTGTTTAGATTTAGTTAGTAGATTTTGTTTTGATAAACCAAAGATAAATAAAGTTATTTCAATTAACCAAATATTTATGTAATATTTTTTATTTTTTTTATTATATCCTATTTGTCAGCTTAAATCTTGCATAGTAGATATAAAAAAACCTCCAATGTAGAAACATTAGAGGGAATGAAAATCTACCCTTAAAAGATGGCCCAAATGTAGACACATTAGGCCGTTATTTACTAAACTAAAAACTATATTTTAAAGTACAGCTCAGCCTCAGCTGTTCTGCGCCTGGTCAAACCTTTTAACTCAATTAATTTGCCTCCTACAGTTGCCTTATTCCATTTCATAAACTCAGCTTTTATTGTAGGATCATTAGGATTAGCAACAATCTTTTTTCTAAGTGTTGATTTAGTAAATGCTCCTATGCCTACATTGTAAATAAAAGATAAGCACGAATCAAATTGATTCTGATTAAGGTTTAAGCCATGCAGTGCTATTGATTTGTTTTTTAGCTCCCACATAAGTAGCTCCTCAGCTTGTATCTCATTAATTGTATCTCCAATTTTTATTTTACGCCCATCAGTGTACATGGTGCTGCCCCAACCAATTGTTACTACAGATGCCGGACACAAATAACTCTTAGCTTTGTACCCTTCAAATAACTTAATTAAGTTAATGCAATTTTTTGATGCTATCATTTTTTAAGTTGTATTATGTTACCAATTATCATTAATAAAAGTGCTATTATAAGCCACATTATCCAACGATTTTTTGTTGTTACTTTATTTTTTAATAATCTGTTATCTTCTATGTATTGTGTACACTTTTTATTAATCTCAATAAGCTCCAAATTACATAAAACTATTTCAGCACTATCTTTTATTGTTTTAGTAATTGTATTAGTTTTATATTCGGTTACAACTACTGCAGGACCAGTTATAAGTTGTGTTTTTGTCTTAGTTAGCCATATTGTGTCTATTGTACCTTTATTGTAATCATTACCTGGACATTGTATCTCTATAAATTCATACTCAATATTAGTAACTGTATCTACCTTTGATGTAACACATGGAAACGTATCTTTGCAAAATTTTGCAAGGAGTTCGGGGTGTTTTTTATTTAATTTGTCAAGTTTTCGGCTAGGATTACAAGACCAGGTCGTTGCTGCTATCAGCAGTAGTATCAAATATTTCATTGTAAATATTATTTATAGATTCGCTAATTATTGCTATTGCCTGATATTGTATTGTTGATATGACTTCCTTTTGATCTTCATTCATTAAGCCAGTATCTAACATTTCTATAGCTCCTAATGAGTTAAATGCAGCAGCTATAAACTCAGTATCTCTGCTTTCAATTTCAACATCATAAGTTTCATCTTCAAAAATTACCTTCTCTTTATTTAGCATAATTTACCTTTTATGATTGAATAATTTTTTACCGTATAATCTCCATCATCTGCAATTTGTAAATGTGCAAATCCATGCATGGTGTTACCTACCAATGGTGAGTAATCAGCCCTAAGCTCACATAAGCACCCTGTACTCCAACAACTAATTATCTTACCGTCTAAGTCCGTTTCAGGATGGTGTGATGGTCTATGTAGATGCCCAACAATTAACGATTGTTTTGCCCTTAAAAATGCGCCACGCGATGGATTAACTGGTGTAAATGCACCTTTAAAAATATGATGGCCATGTGTTATAGAAAGCTTACCGGCTTTTACTAAAACTTTATCATCTAATATTTTTACTTTAACCTGGTTAAGTTGTAAACGCTCCTCTAAAAAGAAATAATCATCATCCCAAATTTCTCTTACTTTAGCCAATAAAAATTTCTCCCATCTAATGCAATGGTTACCTTTTAGCCAGTAAATAGATGCTTTTGGGAATGCTTTGCGTAATTGCACTAAAAACTCTTTTGTAGCATCAAACTCAGCTTTTATACTTCGTTTTTTTGGATCATGCTCAAACTTGCTTACCTGGTGCATATCAATTAAATCACCATTAATAAAAATAGTGTTTACTTTTTGTTGCTTACCATAATCAAGTGCAATAGTGACTGCATCAATGTTATGATATGGGATATGCAAATCAGAGATAAGTAAAATATTGTTGCAAGTAGTAGGCAAAATATATGGCTCTCTTTTATCTTCATAAGATTCAGGTAAATTGTAAGGATTTTTTGGTCTACTTTCAGGCATATAAAATTCAGTATGTTTTACTTTTTTTAATAAAAGACCACCTCTTTTACCCTCAATATATCTTAATGTATTTCTGCAATCCTCAACATCTTTAAATGTCAACCTATTATCAGCGTATACAATTCTAGCCAGCTTTAAAGTTGGATAACTAGGGTATTTTTTCCTATACTCTCTACATATATCACTTTTGCTCAGCTGCAAACAATTTACCAGTTGAATTAGTAAATAAGTTTTTCATGATGTATGCTAAAGCTGTAGTTAGTGCCATAGTGCCGATTGACTTCCAGTCAAATGTCAATGATCCAGCTTCTACTGTTTGATAGATTACTGTTATAATAGTTGATAATACAGCCATTAAAAGGCCTTTAATAAAATCGGTTGAATTAAGATTTAAAAATGTGCTGTTCATAATTTACTTTTTTGATTTTTTATAAATAGAATAAACGCCACTAAAAATGGCTATTAAAGACGCAATAAATGTTAATACTGGTTGAATATCGCTTAAAGATACAACTGCACAAAATCCGCTTATAGCTGCTAATGGTGGGTTATTCTGATTCATTAAATATATTTTAAGTATTGAGCGTTATCTGGTATTTCATCGCTTGAAATTTCAAATAAATCAGGGTGTTCAACTATAGATGGATGTTGATTCAATGGCAATGTCCATCCTGTAGTATCAACAACTGTATAAGCTATTTCAACACCCTTTAAAGATAAGTTTATTTTTTGTCTTATGTGTTCCATAATAATTTAATTTGTCCAATACTGAGCAATAACTCCAACCTGCCCAAGTGCAGCAGTTTGAAAGTTTAATATAATTTCAAAACCATTACCTGCTGTATTATTTCTTAAAAATCCTCTTGTTTGTCCCGCAATTATTGTATTAGCTACGTTTGCTATTTGACCGTTTATTGGGTACAAATTAGCCAATGCTCCAGTTAATCCTGTCGGTTGTGCCGGTGTTGGTGCGCCTGATGGTAAAGTCATTTGTACAGCTGTTAAACCTGCGCCATTTGTTGCAAAAACTAAAGCAAAATGTATTGTAACACATTTACCTACTTGCGTTAATCTGTAAGTATGTGTAGTAGCTCCTGATGGTGCTGTAGTACCTGTCCATGTAATCGTACCTGAATATACTCCAGATGTATCTCTAAATTGCTGAGCTGTTACGTTAGCCGTTGCAGCTGTATTATTTGCTAAAATTGTATATGCAGAAATAGATTTACGCTGCAGTGCTGATGTATCTGATATATTTAGCTTACCATTTATACGTGTAGAATAACTACTAAGCATTGATGCAGTATCTGATATGTTTAGCTTACCATTTATACGTGTAGAATAGCTACTAAGCATTGATGCAGTATCTGATATGTTTAGCTTACCATTTATACGTGTAGAATAGCTACTAAGCATTGATGCAGTATCAGATATGTTTAGTTTGCCATTTATACGTGTAGAATAGCTACTAAGCATTGATGCAGTATCTGCTATGTTGAGCTTAAGGTTGATTCTGTTGGACAAAGAAACTGTGTCGGATGCTCCCAATTTACTATTAAATGTACTCCAATTAGCTGATGACAAAGCACCTCTATTTGTAGCTGACGCAGTAGGCAAATTTAATGTATGTGTAGTACCTGTAGAAGATACAGCAAAATCAGTTCCACTTGTCCCTGTTGTTATAGTTTGTACAGCTCCTGTTAATGA